CCTCGTTTCCGGGGTTTGCACCATTCCGAGACATGAAGCGCACCCGGAAGTGGTCGTTTGTGGGACAGGAGGCGACGCGGCTGGCGGCGTTGGGGCTGACGCCGCTCGAAATCGCGCACAAGATCGGCTTGGCGAAGTCCACGGTCACGAGGTGGGCAAAAGCCGGGAAGCTGGTCATACGGGCCGCGAAAGGCGGCGAACGGGACGCGGATCGGGCGGAAGTCGCTGCAAGTGGCGCCAAACAGAGCCCGTCGGACTGGTCGGCGTCGGTGCGTGCGACATACGCGCTCGACTCGACCGACGATCAGCTCGTGACGATGGCCGAGTCGGTGCTTCGTGACGCGCTCGACGAGACGAAGGGCCTGACGTTGCGGCTCGCGGCGATGGGCCGATTTCAATCCCTGGTCAAGCAGTTGGCGCTCGTCGCGCGAGCGGAGCCTCAGTCGAAGCCGGCGGCGCCTGAGACCGAGCCGAAGCGTCCGGCGCTGCAGGTGGTTCGGAAGCCGAGGACGGATCCGCGGGCGGCGCTGGCGGCGGCGAAATGATCCTCATGGTCCCGCGCGACGTGGAGCTGTACCCGACGCTGGGCGGCCAGGTCTGCGACTTCATTGAGGAGAACATGGTCCGCGGCCCGGGCGACCTTCGCGGCCATCCGGTCGTGCTCGACGAGGAGTGGCGCGCGCTGATCTACCGGATGTATGAAGTGCAGCCGAAGAAGCACCAGCACGCCGGGCGCCGGCGGTTCAAGCGCGTCGGGATCTCACTGCCCAAGGGCACCGCGAAGACGGAACTCGCCGCGATGATCGCGATCTGCGAGTTGCATCCGGAGGCGCCGGTTCGGTGCACGGGGTTTTCTCGGAAGGGCGAGCCGATCGGCGGACCGGTGACGGATCCATACATTCCGCTCGTCGCGACGTCTCAGGAGCAGTCCGACGAGCTGTGCTTTACGGCGATGCGCGTCATCGTCGAGAACTCGACGCTCCTCGACGACTTCGACGTCGGGCTCGAACGGATCATGCGGAAGAAGGGCGACGGGAAGGCCGAGGCACTGTCGTCGAACCCGAATTCCAGAGACGGTGCGCGAACGACGTTCTCCGTGATGGACGAGTCGCACCGGCTGACGCTGCCGCGGCAACGGCACGCGCATACCGTCATGCTGACCAACATTCCCAAGCGGAAGGGCGCGGACGGTTGGATGCTCGAGACGACCACGGCTCCGGAACCGGGCGGCGGGTCGGTGGCGGAAGCGACGATGGAGTATGCCCGGGCGGTCGAGGATGGACGCGTCAAGGATTCGACGTTGCTGTTCTTCCACCGGCAGGCGGGCGACGAGCACGACCTGACGACGCGCGCGGGACGGGTCGCGGCGATTATCGAGGCGTCCGGCCTGGCGGCGGCGTGGCGGGACGTGGACGGGATCGCGGCGCTCTGGGACGACCCGACGGCGGACGCGGCGTATCTCGAGCGGGTGTACACGAATCGACTGGTGAAGGGCTCGACGCAGGCGTTCCACGTGGGACGGTGGAAGGAGCTGGCGAAGCCGAGGACGGTCGCGCGCAACGTCCAGATCGTGATCGGGTTCGACGGCGCGCAGTTCCACGACTCGACTGGGCTCGTGTGCACCGAGATCGCGAGCGGTTATCAGTGGGTCGCGGGCGTCTGGGAACGGCCGTTCGGCCTCCGTCCCGACGCGCCGTGGCAGGTGCCAGCCGAGGACGTCGACGCGACGGTACGCGCGCTGTTCCAGTCCTACAAGGTGTGGCGCATGTATGCCGATCCGCCGTGGTGGCAGTCGTGGATCGCGAAGTGGGCCGGCGAGTTCGGCGATACGCGCGTGATCGAGTGGTGGTCGAACCGCCATCGACCGATGGCCGCGGCGCTCGAGAACTTCACGACGGCAATGAAGGAAGGCACCCTCGAGCACGACGGCGACGCGCGCTATCAGCGGCACATCGGGAACTCCCGTCGTCGCGATCTACCGCAGGTGGACGAGAACGGGAAGCCGCTGTGGATCATTCAGAAGGAACGGCCGGACTCACCGCACAAGATCGACTTGGCTATGGCCGGGATCCTCAGTTGGCAGGCGCGAACAGACGCCGTCTCGTCCGGGCTGCTCAAAAAGGGAAAACCCCATGCGTTCATGGTCTAAGGCGGCCCGTTCGGCGCTGAAGGTGTTCGACGCGAGCGACGTCCTCGTGCTGCTCGGGCTGGGGCTCGTCGGCGCCGGCGTCTGGCATTGGTCGCCGCCTGGCGCGTCGGTGGCGGTGGGTGTCGTGGTGCTCTGGTACGCCATGCCGCCGCGGCCGCCGTTCATCGGAGGGACGAAGTAATGGGCGTACTCGCCGGGGTGCACCAGCGCGGCACGTGGAGCGGGCCGTTCAACTTGAAGGATCCCGCGCTGAACGAGATCTACGGGATGGGATCCCGAACGCAGGCCGGACCGCTGATCACCGAGCTCACCGCGTTTATGTGCGCGGCCTTCTGGAATGGCGTCGATCAAATCTCCTCAGACGTCGGGAAGATGCCGCTCAACCTGCTCAAACGGTTGGACGGTGGCGGGAGTACGCCGTACGTCGAGTCAAAAACCTACAAACTGCTGAAGTTTCGGCCGAACCCGGAGACCGGGTCGCTCGTCCTTCGGCGCACGATGACGGCGCACGCGCTCGTGTACGGGAACGGGTACGCGGAGATCGTGCGGGACGGGATCGGTCGGCCGACGGCGATCTGGTTACTCCATCCGAAGCGGGTGAAACCGTTCTACACGAACGAGGAGACGAAGAGCGGGCTCCGGTATCTGCTCGATGGGAAGACGGAACTCGGGCCGATGGATGTCCTGCACATCAACGGCCTCAGCGACGATGCGGTGCTCGGGTACAACCTCGTCTCGATCGCCCGTGAGGCGCTCGGTCTGGCGCTGGCGTCGCAGCAGTTCGCCTCGGCGTTCTTCGGGAATGGGACGCGCTTCGGTGGCGTCCTGTCGACCGAACAGGAGATCGACGCGGATCAGGAGAAGGAGATTCGCGAGCGGGTCGAGGCGATCCACGCGAAGGCGGATCGCGCGTTCCGGTTGCTCGTGCTCGGTGGCGGGTTCAAGTTCGAAGGCACCGGGACGAAGCCGAATGACGCGCAGATGTCGGAGATCCGCGATCAGCAGGTGCAGGAGATCGCGCGCTTCCTGAACATGCCGCTCCATAAGTTGAAGCTGGCGATCCCGGGCGCGGTGAGTTACGCGTCCGTCGAGATGGCGGACCTCGATTACTACAAAGGGCCGATCCTGACGTGGTCGACGGTCTGGGAACAGGAACTCGACGCGAAGCTGATCCCGTCGCTCGAGTGGAGCCGGCAGTACTTCCGGCACAACAACAACAGTTTTCTTCGCGGGGACATCAAGAGCCGGTACGACGCGCTCGGCATCGCGCTCGACAAGGGTGTGATCAGCGCGAACGAGTGGCGCGAGCTGGAGGACATGAACCCGCAAGAGGGCGATCAGGGGGACCTGTACTTCATCCAGAGCGCATTCATCCCGAAGAACAAATCGGAAGAACTCGTGCAGTCGCAGATCGACAAGAACAACCAGCCGCCTGCGGCGCCACCGTCACCAGGCGGGAACGGTGGCGACTCGAACGCCGTGCGCGAGGCGATCGAGCGGTTCGACGCGGCTCAGGCGCTCGTCGACGAAGCGCGCGCGAAGTATCAGGTCGAGCGCGACGCCAGAGTCGCGGCTGAAGGAATCGCCGCGACGACGACCGAAGAGCGTGATCGGTTGTGTCTGTCGGAACAGTCGGCGCGGACAACGCTCGAGACGCTGAAGGTGATCTGCTGGGAGCGCGGGGCGGACGTGGAACGGCTGAAGGGGGATCTCGCGCGCTCGGAGGCCGAACTCGCCGGCGCGAATGAGTCCGGCGAAGTGGCGCGCGAAGCACTCGCGCGAGCCAGCGAAACGATCTCGGATCAGCAGTCGAAGCTCGGCGCGTTGCAGTCAGAACTGCACGTCGCGCGCGAGGCCGAGGCCGCTGCTGTGGCGCGTGCGGCCGAAGCGTCGGCGCTCGCCGTGGCTGCTGAACAGATCGCGCGGGACGCGACGACGGAGCGCGAAGCCCTGAGCGCAGCGGCCGCGCAGGCCAGGACCGACGCGGAAGCCGCGCAGGCTGAGGCGGTGACGCTCGAACAGGAGCGGCAACGGCTCGAGACGGCCTGGCGCGAGGCCGATACGCTGGCGCGTGAAACCAGCCAGCACGCCGAAGCGCTAAAGGCCGCCGCACTCGCGTCGGCCGACGTCGTGGCGGCGCTGCAGGCGTCCGACGAGGCGCGACGCCGCGAAGTGGAGGAACTGGCGCGTTCGCTCGCCGCGGCGAATGATCGCGCGCTCGGTGCGGAGTCGCGAGCCTCAGAACTCGAAACAGCCGGAACGACTGCGGCCGCAGAGGCGAAGGCCAAGCGCGCAGCCGAGATCGCGCGACTCTCCGCGCTGATCGCGTCGATCCGCGCGCTGATCGTCGACGTCATGCGCCGGCTGGTCGAGCGGGAAACGGATCGGGCGCGAAGCCGTCAGCAGTCACCGGAGAAGCTCCGCGCGTGGGTCGCGACGTTCTATGGGTCGTTCGAAGAGTCGTTCGTTGATGCGATCCTCCCGGCGATTCGCGTCCACCTATCGTGGAAGGGGAGCACCGAGGATCCGCGCGACATGGCGGCGTCGCTCGCTCAGCGGTACTGTGAGGACTCGAAGCGGCAACTGTCGGCGTTCTTCGGCTCGACGACCGATGATTTCCAAGTGGCGGTGGATCACCTGTTGCGGCGGTGGGAGAAGGATCGCCCGGATGCGATCGCCGACGCGTTGCTCGAGGAAGAGATCGCGCACCTGCGAGAGTTGGAACGGAACGACTGATGGCGAGCAGCCCGACGCGCATGAGGGTCTACGCGGATCGAGCTAGTTCGCTGAAGTGTCTCTCGAGGAAGGTCGGCTATCCGACCAAGCCGGCGGCGCTCGACGCGGCTGAACGGCTAATGGAGCAGGGACGCGTCGATCCGGGCTGCCACATCACGCCGTATCTGTGCGACGACTGCGGAGACTGGCACGTGTACAACCGACGGATTGTGGACGTGAGGACACTGTGATCATCGAACGAGCCATTCTTCAGGAAGTGATCGCCGGTCGTGGCGGTCAGACCCGCCAGTACAGCCGGCCGCGCGAAGTCCGCGAACTCGCCAAGCGGATCCGGACCTGGATGAAGAAGCCCGAGGGCTGCGTCGGCTGTCGGCGCGAAGCCAGCGCGATCCGCAACGGTCAAGCGTTCTGCCCGGTCTGCCTCGAGAACGAGGACGTCCGAGGGATCGTGCTGCCGGCGCGCGGGTTGCCGTTCAAGGAACGCCGAGCGGACGAACTCAACGGACAGGGCATTACCGGGACGTTCATCGTCTTCGATTCGGAGTCGGTCGATCTCGGGGGATTCACGGAAGTCGTCAAACCGCAAGCCGTGGATCGCTCGCTGAAGAATGACGACATTCGCAGCCTCTGGGCGCACGATACGGCGCTCGTGATCGGCCGACGTTCGGCGGATACGTTGTCCGTTGAGAAGCAGCGGCAGGGGCTGTTCGCGCGGATCCAGCCGCCGTCGTGGGCCGCGGACTACGTCGAGACGGTGAGCCGTGGCGACATCACGCAGGCGTCGTTCGGCTTCATGGTGATCGAGGACGTCTGGCACTTTATGAGGGACGAGGAGAAGATCCTTCGGGAGATCCTCGACATGGTGATCTTCGAGGTGTCGGTCGTGGCGTTTCCGGCCTATCCCGCGACGAAGGTTCGGGTCGAGAAGCTGTCAGATCGGCGCGAGCGGGAGACGCTGACACGGCTCCAGATGGTGAGGTAGGGAGAACATGCCGACGGTTTCAGGGAACTACGTCGATCCACAGCGCGCGCGGGTCCATCAGAAGACGGTGACGTTGACCGACGCGCAGATTCGATCACTTGGCAATGGGACAGCGATCGAGATCGTGGCGGCTCCTGGCGCCAATAAGGTCATCAGACTTTTAGACGCGGGCGGGGTGCTTGATGCCACGGCCGGCGCGTACTCCGGTTTTGATACAGGCTCAGGATTGGTGTTCTTACTCGACGCGCTGGCGGCGATCTACGCGTCGTCAGTGATTCCTGTGGGACCACTCGACGGGGCGGCGGCGGTCGTTCCGCTGTTGTGGTCGGCGGTGATCTCTGGTGATTCAGATATGGTCGGGGAAGGCGATTACGCGGGACTGGTGATCAGCAAGCTCCCATCGTCGACTCCTGTCAACAAAGCGCTCGAACTCAGTGATTGGTGGGGCGGCGGAACGTATACCGGCGGCCACGAATCGAATTCGCTGATTGTCTCGGTCGCCTACCTGATTTGGGACGTCTCGACTGGGGTCTACGTGTAATGCGCCACGACAAATCACGCAAGCTACCGAAACCACGGCAACAGCCGACAACGCCACAGGAGATCGACTTGCTCCACACAGACAAGATCACACTGACAGACGCCCAGATCAAGGTAATTATGCCTTTGACAAACCAAGGGCATAGCCAGCGGCAATCTGGCAACCGGGGACTATGTGTGATCGAGTTGCATTGACGGCCGAGTTCCCGTAGACTGTCCGCGTTACGTCGGGTCCGGTCAGGCTGGAGGCCAGCCGCGGGCACCAGACGACAAACAAGCCAGCGATTCGGAGGCCGAGCGCTGCTTCGAATGGTGAACTTTTCAGAGTTCGCCTGTTGAAGCCGCGCTCTTGCTGTTTCTAGGCCCGTGCGTCGGCTCTTCCAGGCGGAAGGGACTGACGTAATGACGATCGAAGATCTCCTCAAACAAAAGCGCGAGAAAGTCACCGCGGCCAACGAGATCCGGGACCGGGTCTACAAAGACCAGTCCGGCGAGTGGCGCGGCGACGATACCGCGAAATTCGACGCGCTGATGACGGACGTCGAGTCCATCTCGCAGCAGGTCGAGCGGTTCGCGAAGCTGGACGCCGCGGAAAAGAGTCTCGCGGATGCCGAGAAGCCGGGCGACCGTCGCAGCAATCCCAACGAAAACCAGCGCCACAGTCAGAGCCAACGCCATCCCGGGCAGCCGTCGAAGGAAGATCGCGCACTGGCGATCCACGGCTGGTTTGGCGCCGGCACGATGGAGGCCGACGCGGTCACGCAGCGACACCGCGAAGCGGCGCAGCGATGCGGCATCAGCCTCGATCAGCCGAAGATCCGGTTCCAGCTCGCACCGGTGGCGCTGCGATCAGCGGATCGCGAGGGACTCCGGCAGTGGGATGAGCAGCGGCTGACACAGGTCGACGTCGTGTCGCCGGATCTCGGCGGTCACTTCACCGTGCCGGACGAGATGATGCGGCCGCTGGAAATAGCACTGCTCGAGTTCGGCGGGATGCGTCAGGTCTCGACGATCCTCCGCACGGGGACCGGCGCCGAACTGCCGATTCCGACCCTGAACGACACGTCGAACTCCGGCGCGCTGCTCGGTGAAGGTCTGGAGCACACGGAACTCGACGTCACGTTCGATCAGTTGACGCTGCACGCCTTCAAGTACACGTCGCGCCGGGTGCCGGTGTCGGTGGAGTACCTGCAGGACAACGCGATCAACTTCGTCGGGCGCATCGGCGCGATTCTCGGCGAGCGCATCGGCCGGATCACGAACACGCACTTCACGACCGGCGACGGCAACGCGAAGCCGAACGGCATCGTCACGGCGGCGACGTCGGCGTCGATCACGACGGCGGCGGATGACGCGATCTCCTACGACAACGTCATCGACCTGAAGCACTCCGTCGATCCGGCGTATCGCACGAACGCGCGGTTCATGTTCAACGACACGACCTTGAAGATCTTGAAGAAGATCAAGGTTCCGCAGTTCTCCGGCGACACCGCAGGTCAGCCGCTCTGGCGTGCGGGCATGGCCGCCAGCGAGCCGAACACGATCGACGGCGATCCCTACACCATCAATCAACAGGTGGCGTCTGGAGTCAGCGCGAAGGCGATGCTCTATGGCGCGCTGAGCAAGTACCAGATCCGCGACGTGCGGGACATCACGCTCGTCAGACTGGACGAACGGTACGCGGAACTCGGCGTGGTGGCCTTCCTGGCGTTCTCGCGCCATGACGGCGACTTGCTCGACGCCGGGACGCATCCGGTGAAATACCTGACGATGGGCACCTAAGTCGGAGCGCGATGAAGCTCCGATTTACGACCTCGATCGCGGGGCCTGGGTTTCACTTCACCGAAGGCGTCGTGATCGAGCCGACACAGATGGATCCCCACCTGCAGAAATGGCTGCAGGCGGGGATTCTCGAACCGGTCAAGACCGAACGAGAACTGGCGGTGCTTGGCGCACCAGAACGCGCGGTGTCTCTTCGACGAAGAGGACGTGTTGTACGCCAGCGTTCAAAAACTGTGGCCTGAGTCCACCATCGTCTGTGTAGGCGGTGGGCCGAGTCTGACCCCGGAGGATGTGGCGACCGTGCAGGGGAAAGCTCTTCACGTTATTGCGATCAACGATGCCTATCGGCTGGCGCCGTGGGCGGACGTGTTGTACGCAGCCGACGCGAAGTGGTGGCGACACCATGCCGGCGCGCCGTCCTTCCGGGGCGGCCTGAAATACACCTTACAAGCCGAGGCCCGTCGCTGGCCCGGCGTCCAAGTCCTGCGGAACACCGGTCAGGAAGGCCTCGAGCGCGATCCCCGCGGCCTGAAGACCGGCCGGAACGGTGGGTATCAGGCGATCAATCTCGCCGTGCATCTCGGCGCGCGCCGGGTTCTGCTCCTCGGGTACGACATGCGATCCGGCGGCCGCGGAAAGAGTCACTGGTTCGGGGATCATCCGTGGGGCGGCGAGTCGCCGTACGTCACGTTCCGCCGGATGTTCGGCACGATCGTCGAGCCCTTGAAGGCTGCCGGCGTCGAGGTGATCAACTGCTCGCGCGAGACGGCGCTCGATGTCTTCCCGCGAATGGCGTTAGCGGATGCACTGGAGGTCAGCCCGTGCGCCACGTGCTGATCACCGGCGGTCTCGGGTTCATCGGGAGCCACCTGGTCGAGTCCGTTCTCGCCGATGGCGACTGCGTGACCGTCCTCGACTCTGCGCCGTTCCCTGACGGATGGGCGGAGCGCTACGGCGACAACGCGCTCGGGATTCACGCCGACATCCGGGACGAGCACGCGCTCGATCATCTCGATCCGGTCGACGTGATCGTGCATTTAGCCGCGCTCGCCGGTGTCCGGTCGTCGATCGATCAGCCGTTCACGTACGAGGATGTCAACGTCAAGGGCACGCTGACGATGCTGGAATTTGCGAAGCGCGCGCGCGTTGAGCAGTTCGTCTTCGCGTCATCGAGCAGCGTTTACGGAAACCCTGACATCGTGCAGCCGTCGTCCGAAGCTGATGCGACGGTCCCGATCAGCCCGTACGGCCTGACGAAGCTGACCGGCGAGCACTTCTGCCGGATCTACGCGCAGGTCTACGGACTCCGGTCGATCGCGTTGCGGTTCTTCACCGTCTACGGGCCGAGGCAGCGCGGCGATCTCGCGATCCAGAAGTTCGCGCGCCGGATGCTGAGCGGTCAGCCCGTGCCGGTCTACGGCGACGGCTCGACGCGGCGCGATTACACGTTCATCGACGACACCGTCGCGGGCATTAAGGCGGCGATGGATTACCGGTCGTCGATGTTCGAGGCGGTGAATCTCGGCGCGGGGCGGACGGTGACGCTCGGCGACATGGTCGAGGAACTCGCGCGCGCGCTCGGCGTGGAGCCCACGATCGGCACACTGCCAGAGCAGCCCGGCGACGTGAACTTCACGTGGGCTGATGGATCAAAGGCGAGGATGCTCCTCGGCTTCGAGCCGCGCGTTACGTTCGCGCACGGGATCGCGCGGTTCGCCGAGTGGTTGCGCGCGGAGGTGGCTGCCGCGTGACCTTCATCACGCCGAACAAGGTGCTCGGGCACCTCGATCGCCTCGCGGCCTGGCAGCGCGGCGAGAAGCCGGCGCCTGTGACCGTCGAGTGGGATCTCTCGAACCGGTGTTACCTCGGTTGCGGGTATTGCCACTTCGCGCACACGCACACGAAAGGGCCGTGGGCGTCGAAGCGGCGACTTCTGCCGACGGCATGGGAAGGCACTGGCGATCTCGCCGACGTCGCGATCGTCAAGCGCGCACTGGGGGACATGGCGGCGGCGGGCGTCCAGGGCATCGTCTGGAGCGGCGGCGGTGAACCGACGGTTCATCCGCAGTGGCTCGAGGTCGTGGACTACGCCGGGCAGTGCGGATTCAAGCAGGGCATGTACACGGCAGCGGGGTTGCTCACGCAGCCGGCCGCCGCGGTGCTCGCGTCGCTCGCGTCGTGGGTCGTCGTGTCGCTGGATGCCGCGGATCGCGAGTCGTATCGGTCGGAGAAGGGCGTCGACGGCTTCGAGAAGGCGTGCCAGGGCGCTCGGTGGTTGAGTCAGTCGCGCGGCGCGTCGATCGGCGTCTCGTTCCTGCTGCACGAGCGGAACTGGCCGCGCGCCGAAGAGATGCTCGACCTCGGGCGCTCGCTCGGTGCGACCTACGTGACATTCCGTCCAACGATCGAGACGACACCGGACCGCGCGTCGGTCTGCGTCGGCGATCGATCGTGGATTACAGCGGCCCTGCCGGTTCTGGAGCGGCTGTCGCTCGAACCTGATGTCGAGTGCCAGCCCTCCCGGTTCGCAGCCTACCGAGACTGGCAGGGCCGTTCGTATGACGCCTGTTACGGCGTGCGCGTCAACGCGACGATCACGCCTGATGGTCGTGTCTGGCTCTGCCCGCAACGCCGCGGGATCGTGGGTTCCGAGATCGGGGATCTCCGGACTGAGTCGTTCGCCGAGCTCTGGGCGCGGCATCCGGGACAGTGGACCGACTTCACAGACTGCCGCGTGATGTGTCGCCTACACCTGATGAACGAGACGCTCGCGCACGTCTTCGCGCCGCATCAGCACGAGGCGTTCGTATGAGGTTCGTCATTACGAGCGTTAACTATGCGGACTTCCTTGAGGTCACGCTGCCGCTGTGGAAGGCGTTCCTGCCGCCTGGAACGCTGTACGTCGCTACGTCGCACGAGGACGTCGCGACGCGGGTACTGACGCTTCAGCACGGCGTCGGGCTGGTCGTCACGGACGCGTGGACGCGGAGAGACGCGAGCTGTCACGAAGGCGGCGAGCCGACGTTCAACCTCGCGCTTGGCCTCGACGAGTCGCTCGGCCTGGCTAGCGACCTGATGCCGCCACCGTCGGCCGGCGAGATCGTCGGGCACGTCAGCGCGGACTGTGCGCCGTTCGGCCGATGGCCGGACGAGTCGCGATTCGACGCGCAGACGATTTACGGCTTCTGGCGTTACGAGTGCTTGACGCAGGCGCACCTGAACGAGCACTGGCTCGGGCGCCGGCCGCTGGCGAAGTTCCCGCGACTCAAGAACACGAAGGGCGCTCCAATCGGCTACAACCAGATCTTCCGCGCGAAGCCGGGCCGACGGTTCGGGTCGTACCCGACGGCGGGCAAGTTCGACACACACTTCACAACGCGATTCCCACGGTTCGAGATGCTGCTCGACGCCTACTTGCTGCACCTCGGGCCGATCAACGTCCGTGAGAACTGGGCCGGGCGCACCGTGCCGACGTGGGGGACCGCGTGATCTATCCCGACGTCCTCGGCGAAATGGAGACGCTCGACCTCGTGTTGAGCGGTCGCAGTCTCGCGCGCTACGGCGACGGCGAGTTCAAGATCGCGCGCTCGCCGGGCATCGGGATCAAGAGCCAGAAGGCCGACACGCTGCTCTCACGACGCCTCGCGTCGATCCTGCACGAGTCCGGCGACTGCCTCGTCGGGATCCCGAACATTCGCAGCCAGACGCCGAAGGCCGAGTTCTGGGGACGCGTCGCGCCGTGGGCCACGTCGCTGCTGTCGAACCGTCGGCTGTACGTCAGTTCATTCGTCTCGCGCGCGGACTCGGCGCCGTGGATCAACTGCGAGGAGTACTGGGACAAGGTCGAGCAGCTCTGGCGCGGTCGCGACGTCACGCTCGTGCGTGGGTCCGGGAAGGCGTTCACGCCGGCGCGGATGCCAGGCGCTGGTCGCATCACCGAGATCATGGCGCCGAAGATGAACGCGTGGTCGGAGTACCAGTCCCTGCTCGACCGCATCGGCACGCCCGATCGCGTCCTGATCAGCCTCGGACCGACGGCGACGGTGATGGCGGTGGATCTCTGCGCGCGCGGCGTGCAC